ATGGGGGCAAAGGGGCTTATAACGATTATGACGGATATCGGCGACCTGCTGAAAACGGCGGAAGTGATGGCAACCCAGGACAAGGACGGACTACAAGAGCTTTTGGAGAGAGTTGGAATACTTTGTATGGGGGCGCAGGTGGAGGCGGAGACTGTGATTATGGATTACAGGGAGCCGGAGGGGCTGGTGGAGGCGGAGCCGGTGGTAATGGTCGCAATCGTGGAAATGATGGTGTAGTTAATACTGGAGGCGGAGGAGGCGGTGGCGGCGGTAATGCTGGTGTTCGTGGAACAGGAGGCAATGGTGCTTCCGGAATTATTTTGATTCGGCTGAAGTAGCAGGAGGATTTTAATGATTGTACATAATGTATACGCAATGATTACAGACGGAGTGGTACAGAATATATGTATATCAAACAGTTATGAAGAGGCAAACCAAGTTGCAAGATGTGTTTATGGGGATAATGCCTATGCAGTAGAATGTAATTATGTTCCATGCCAGACAGGAGACATCTATAAAGATGGGAATTTTTATAGCTCCAAAGGTGAAGAAAGGGCAAGGGTTATGACTTTGGAGCAGGAGATTTCCCATCTACAGGCAGAAAATGCGGAGTTGACTCTGGCATTGGCAGATATGATAGGAGGTGTATCAGCATGATTGGTAATATCCAGAAGTCTATCATTATCCGGGCAATGTGCATACGGAAAGAAGCCGGAGAAGATCCGGAAATGATCCTGAAAGGATACAAAAACCTGACGGAAGAGGAAAGGAAAGAGATTTTGAAAGAAGTAGAAGGGTGAGACAGGAACATGCGATGGATGAATTAACAAAATCAGAGCTGGCCCGTATCCGTGACGAGGATCAGCGCCAGAACCGGCGCATTGAGCTGCTGGAGGATATGAGTAAGGTGATCCAGGATCTGGTACTCTCCATCCATGGCCTTGCAAAAGACATGGAGCAGATGCTCCAAGAGCAGAAGGAACAGGGGAAACGCCTGGATAACCAGAGTAAGCGTCTGGACGCCCTGGAACGGGAACCGGGCAACACCTACAAGGACATTAAAAAAACAGTAATCACAGCGATAGTAAGCGCGCTTGCCGGATCACTGGCAACCGGGCTTATTTTAATTTTGTCGCAGGCAATCCACTGAGAGGAGGTGAAGAGTTATGCTTAAGAACTGTGTATTTAGGGCCGACGTGGACCCGCCAGTGGATCCACGCAGCAGGCAGGAGAGCCGTCAAGACCATGGCGCAGACATTTGTCGCCACCATCGGATCGGCAGCAGTCATGGGCGAGGTCAACTGGCCTATGGTAGCCAGCGCATCCGTGCTGTCTGGTATCCTGTCGGTGGCAACGTCCATCGCAGGGCTTCCGGAGCTGCCAGCCAAGACCTGAGAGGAGGTGATCCAACATCTCCCGGTCCGGCCAGGGTTAGAGCCGGAGCAACTACTATTACATCATTTTGAAAGTGAGGAAAAAGATTATGGCAAACGCAACAGGTAAGAATCAGGACAAGAGAACAGCAGAGCAGAGAAAGAACGATGCAGCCCAGAAGGCAAGACCCAAGGGTGCACAGGATACCACTTTTGTAACCACCGGCCCTGCAACCAGCAAGGAGGACGAGAGAGCGGTAGGCACGGAAGATAAGTAAGCTGTGCGACGTCGCAACGCAGACAGACCCCAGGGAAATCTCTGGGGTCCTTTTTAGTTGGAGGTGACCAATGGTTACAGCAGTATTTACAGATAACGATGATTATGCCCGCACCTACGGCCTATGGCAGTGGGATTATGGTCAGCAGCTCAGGATAGAGGGACTGCATCTTCCGACGGCGGTAGAAATCCACTTTGCGCTACAGGAGACCGGCGGTGAGGCCATAACCCGTGTGGGTACCACTAAGGACGGCGTAACAACCGTCACAATCCCGGACAGCATGTTGGAGGGAAATCGTGCGGCATGGACGGCAGAAAAGGCATATAACATTTATGCATGGATATATCTGTCGGATCAAAAATCCGGTGAGACGATCAAGCGCATTACTATGCAGGTCAAATCAAGACCAAAGCCGGAAGCGTTCGAGGCACCGGGAGACGGTGAGATTTTTCGAGAGGCCATCGAGGCCGTGAATGACGCTGCCAAACGGGCAGAAGAGGCTGGTGGTAAGGCCGTAGCCGCTGCGGATGAGGCCGAAAAAGCAGCCACCCAGACAGCGGAACATCTGGAAGCTGTACAGGGTCTTGCAGAGCAGGTAGAGACCAATGCCGACACTGTGGCACAGGATAAGCAGACTGTAACAGGGATGCTCTCTCAGGTACAGCAGGCAGCCTCAGATGCGGCGTTATCAGCACAGGCAGCCAAGTTATCAGAGACAGCCGCAGCACAGGCACAGACGGGCGCTGAAGCGGCTGAGGATGGGGCAAGACAGTACGCCGAGGATACAGGGGCAGACCGTCAGGCAGTTGCCAATGATAAGCAGGCAGTAACCCAAATAAGGGAAGCCGTGGCGGCAGACCGGAAAGTGGTAGAGCAGACAGCTACGCAGTTTGGACAGATCGCCCAGGATACGCTTACAGCCATAGGGCAGGCTCAGAGTACGGCTGTGGGAGCTGTTGAGGCCGAGGGGCAAAAACAGACTACAGCGGTACAGGAGGCAGGCACACAGGCGGTCAGTGAGGTTACTGAGGCCAAGACCGAGGCGGTGCAGTCAGTAACCGCAGAGGGCGATAAGCAGACCAAGAGGGTTGAGGATGCGGCTGCCGGGATTGTGGCGGATAGGGAGCAGATTACAGCGAATAAAGCTGATATTGACGCCTTAAAACAGGCAGTATCTTTGGAACGGGCGGTGGAAAATTATTATGCCATGAGACGTACAGGGAAAGTATATCAAACAAAAATCTGGAAGTTTGACGTCAATCCGACCAGTGCAGGAGAAAAGCTGCTTGATAATGCAGGGCTCGCTTGGGAACCGTCAACAGATACAGTAAAAGGCGCGGATGATTATGCAGACATCCCTCTTTTTGGATGGAAAAATGTTAATTATGTCAGAGACCCGGACGGCACTCCTCGGCCCGTGGCTTTAGAAGGCGGGTCAGACTATAAAACAAGCGGGCCTGTTGATGTTGGAACTATGCAAATGTCATTTTGGTGGGATTGGGACTCTTCTAATCCGGAATATGATCTCATCGCAATATCAGATATGCCACATCCGGAACTTGGACTTACGCCATGGCCGGAATGCGTAAAAGCAGACGGTACGGTGGTGCCGTGGTGTATTGGCAGTAAATATTTTTCCGGTGTTGCGTCTGATGGACTTTTGAGATCCCAGCCAGGTTTGCCGCTTGCCAATTTCCAGAGCCATAACAATATGATTGTCAACTATCAAAAAAAGGGCGAGGGATACTTGGGAGCAGGGGCTGCGCGAAATCTGTTCCAGATTGTGTTTAACATCATAAAAGGAGCGACAAAAAACAGCCAGAGCCTTTATTCGGGATGCACGTCCTATAACTGGCAGTACGATGCAAGCATAGAACGCAGCACGAAAGAGACATATTTCCCGGTAACAAACGCACAGGCTGATAACATATTGGTTGGAAGCCGTGTCTATGTGGGATATGGGAGCGATAATAAGGGGGCGCTTAATAAAGACCGCGGCGTTGAAACAATGAGGGCTTATGCAGATATGGCCAAAGTTATACGGATTGAGCCATTGGATGATGCCAATAAGGCGGTGTATTTAGATATTTCAGACGGGTTTTCCACCACTCTGGTAGAGGTGACAGAAACTCTACAATCCCCGATCATAATAAGTTCGATGCCGTGGGGAGCGGGAAATACAGATGCAGTAATAGGTCATCACGATGGATCGGCTGTATCCAACAGTGACGGAAAGCACCCGTACCGTGTCCAAGGGCGGGAATACGCCGTAGGATGCTATGCGATAGCATCTGACACTGTGCTTGATTTTCAGCCCGATCATAGCAAAAACGTATATGTAGCAGAGAGAGGACTTGACCACAGCTCGGCGGACACAGTTATAAAAAGCACTTACCGCATGATTGGAAATATCCCTGCGCTTCCGGACGGAAAGGATTTTTGGATAGGAGATATATCAGTGGACAAGAAGACCGGCGCATGGTTTGTGGCCAAAAAAGGAAGTGGAAGCACTCAGGGATATGGAGATATGCTTTATTCCGACGGGACATCCACATCCGGAACCCGTGAATTTATGCAGGGCGGCTATCTCGGGCTCGGCTCGTGCGCTGGTTGTGCGTGCCTGGGCTGCTGGAACTGGCTTGGCTGGGCTGGCTGGCACTGCGGCGGCTGATATTATCTATCTATTTTTCGGCATTGGCGGCATTGAACCATGTTTCGCACTGGAAAAGAGTGTAACCAAAAGGTTCTCGGGCAGATGTCCAAAATTCTTTTTATAGGCCCGCCGGAGCCAGTAAAATGGCGAAGGAATACCGGTGCAGTAG